GGCCCTCGTGAGAGGGCCCGGGGCATGGTACAACATCCCACCCCTGCAGTGCATGGGGTGATATGACCCTAGGAGCTCTGTTGCCCTTGGCGCTTGTTACGAAATCCCGAGTCACTAACGGTGTGAACGTTAAGGGCTACGGGGTCTCATGGTATATCCGTGCAAACGGACAGAACAATCCAGCTGTGAAGACAACTGGCATTGTTGACCTAGCGCGTGTCAAGGGGACGCAGGTTACTGCGTCGGAGAACCATCCCGGTTGGTCGAGCGCAAGCCCGATGCACGGGGATGTTGGTGGTGAATTCCAAAGCTCTGCACGTTATGCCACCTTTGGTGGAAACGTGCATCTATCTGGATTCGATCCGAATGAGTTCGGGAATGGCTATGCTGCGACCTATGACGGTCCATGCATTGCCATTGATCCGGCTGATCCGATCGTTCAGTTCCCTACGCTGTCAGTACGCAGTGATGCGTTACTTCGAGCAAAGGGTACAACGGCTATAGCCGTTTGTAAGCCCACCAATTCTGTCGCCAACTTGGCTACAGCTCTTATTGAACTGTACCATGATGGCCTGCCGAAGATGGCAGGCCAAGCTCTATGGAAGGAGAAAACTGCCACTGCACGCCGAAAGGCTGCTGGTGGTGAGTATCTCAACATAGAGTTCGGTTGGAAACCGCTTGTAAGTGACATTCAAGACACTTACAAGGCCATCAAAACCGCTGATGCTGTTTATGAACAGTATGAGAAGGATGCTGGCAAGGTCGTTCGACGGAAGTTCGAATTCCCAACAGTTAAGACTTCCTCCGTAACTCTTCTATCATCGAAGTGGCGCCCCTACACAGCAGTGGGAGGCGACCCCTTGATGATAAACGGAGGAGCAGTCTATGGGAAGCTCTACCAGACCGATACGTTCTTCGAGAGAACGTGGTTCTCAGGTGCTTTTACCTATCACTTGTCTAGTGATTGGTATAAGCGAGGATCATCCGGGAAACTGGATGCCCTTCTGGGAACCGACATAACTCCCGAAGTGGTCTGGAACGTTACCCCTTGGAGCTGGCTCGCCGACTGGTTCGCAAATACTGGTGATGTTATTTCAAACCTCACTAGTATGGCGACCGACGGGCTGGTGATGCCATATGGATACGTCATGCAGCACACTCGTGCCGTAAGAACGTATCACTATGATGGGCCTCAGATTTACAAATCTAAGGTCCAACCTTCACCACTTACGCTCGTTGTTGAAAACAAGCGTAGGCTGAAGGCATCCCCCTATGGGTTTGGGCTAACCTGGGACGGTTTCAGTAACCGCCAGATAGCCATCCTTTCTGCTTTGGGAATTTCCCGAGGCAAGAAGGGGAAGTGATCACCATGTCACAACGCCAACGGAGACTATATTAGTCTCTAGGAGTGATGCCTATGTCATTCACCGATCCTCTGTCAATCACGATCTCGGCTGTTACGACGCCGTTGCCGCGCACTTCCGTGGGCGACGACGAGTCGGAATATACGAGCTCGGATGGCCTCCTGCAGGTGAAGTCTTCCCATAACTATGGGAAGCGCACCCGCCGGATGCTAAGGATCGACACTTCCAAGTTGGCCCCGGATCCGTTCCGACCGACGGAGAATGTCAAAGTGTCGATGTCTTTGTACATCGTCTTTGACCTTCCGCCGGCTGGGTATACGGCTACGGAGGCCAAGGCAGTGTTCGATGGCTTTAGGGCCATGTTCGCTGCCAACTCGGACCAGCAAATCACCAAGCTGCTAGGAGGCGAATCCTAGGCCAATTCAATGGCAGGTATGGGTAATTCCCATGTCCTCAGGTGATGTTCCTGGAGATGATGAGACGAGGGAGGAGAGGCGGCTCGATCTATATCAAGACCGGCCCACTCGACCCCTTCGATCCAGCTACCAAGCTGGTCGTCGAGCTACGGATCTACACGTCAATCGGATCGCGACACGTAAAACTGTCGTGGTCAGTAACGTAGTAGTCGTAGTCGTCTACATCATTAGTGAGGTTGCGCCAGACATCTGTTATAGATGTATAGTCAACCTGTGAGTCACACAGGGAGCTTCATTGCTCCTTGATGATATAGGCAAGGAATAGCCACCCCCGATCAGATCGGAGGGACTATGAAAAGCCTGATATCACTCTGGTCCTGTATGGCCAACGAGTTGGCCATACGATGTTGCACCAGCGCCACTCGTGACATAACAACTGTCGCGAGGCGGACTGAACACGAAGGGTTATCGTTTCTTGCGATCACCCTGGCGGACTTTGGAAAAGCCATCCAAAAATGGCTGGACCAAGGTTTCGTCGTTCCTTCGGATTGTCCTTCTTTCAAGAAGGGCAGTCGTAGTGGTCTCCCCGTATTCCTACGAGGTTTCCTTGAACGTGTGTTCGATCCTGTGAGTGGCGTGTTGCTGGAGGATCCGGACATCGATGCAATCATCGCAATCAGACAGCTTACGCTGTTTGTTGGGAAGATCGGTCTCCCGTTGGATCCCCGTGAGGGGAACCAATCTAGGGCTGTAGTAAGTCCTAGACGCGAGAGACTGGCGATGGCCGAGTTTATCCAGTGTGAGAACGAAGTCAAGGTGTCGGATTCACTCCTTGATCCTCAGTATTTAGCTGAGTTCAAGGAAATGTCCAACATGCTTTTCTCAGATCTTTTCTCCAAAATAGATAGAGATATCTATTGGGGAAGACACTGTGGAAAGCACGGTCCAGGCGCTGTCGCAGATAAACTTTCCAGTAATGGAAAGTGGAATCTGCGAACCTGGCCTGCTCGTCTTCAGCGGGTTTTTCCTGCTGAAGAGTTTCTGATTCCAAACCTTCACTTTCGTGAAGAACTGGTACAGGAGCTTGACTTCGTCGAACCCGGAGACGAGATGCCCGTTAGGGTCATCACGGTTCCTAAGACGCTGAAATCCCCACGTGTCATTGCTATTGAACCGAC